TTGCCATCAACTACTCTTGTTCCCCTCGAAGTTTTAACATCAAAATAATGCGATCTACCATTTGCAGGGTTGACAACAATAATGTCAATGGGTCCTTGCTCGGAACAGTTTTGAAAAACATAGTACCCTTGCTCAAGAAATTTTATTATCGCTTTCTTGAGACTGATTGTTGCTTTGAATTGTCTCGGTTGCATGCTCTATTGTTACATTCCTTCTCAATTTATCTAAGAGTTCGGTCACTTCCTCTAAAGACAAATTATCAATACTTTTATCCTTGACCTTTTCTTTCTTGTCATAAAATCCTGCTGCTTTACCACGGCTTATCTCGGCCATCAAAGCAGTTTTCAAGTCTGGTTTCATATCAAAAGTATTGACATCATCTGAGCTAGGGTTTTCTGCACGCAGTCCTAATTCATGAAGTCTTCTCATGTGGGTTGCTGGTGATATTTTATATTTGTTCCAAAGATCTTCTTGTAATGCACGAATATATTCATGAACCTTTGGAAACAATTTAGGATTTTGTAGTTGAGAGGCTTTAGCTCTTGATGATTTTTCAGGATAGCCTGCAAGAACGGCACATTCCCTAGCTGTTTTTCTATTTTCTTGAGCTACTAAATGCTCTGCAAAAGACGCTTGTTTAGGAGTTATCTTATCTCGTAAATCTGCTA